TCCGGTCGTGTACTCGAAGAGTCCATCGATTACCTATTATCTGAATCTGACTATGAAAAAGAGATACACAACGCCAAACGTATGAGAAAAGCGTTTAAAGGTGTCAAATGGGTCAAAATACCTAAGGTATATGAATCGTTCTCGACGCCCGACATGATAGTCATGGAATATGTAAAATCGGAAAAACTTACGGAAATACACGACGAAGATGTAAACCCCAAAAAGGTATGCGAAGCGCTCATCACATCTTATGTGATTCAAACCATGGAAAAGGGGCTTTTTCACGCCGACCCACACCCGGGAAATATAGGTTTTTCTAAAAATGGTAAACTCGTGTTTTATGACTTTGGTCTTGTGATAGATATATCTGATGAACTCAAAGAAGGTTTCCAAGACCTGTTTAAATGCATCATAAATAGGGACACAAAAGGTATAGTACAGACACTCATAAAACTAAATGTAATAGTTCCGACGACGAGTGATACCAGTGACATTGAAATATTTTTCAAGACCGCACTGAACTATCTCGAGACACTCGATGGTGGGAGTTTCAAGAATGATATTCTCGAAGATGAGATACTCTTATCTCTCGCACAAAAGAAACCATTCACGATTCCTACATCATTCGTGTATCTCGCGAAAGCATTTTCTACGGTGGAAGGTACGTGCATAAAACTCGATGAAAATTTCAATTATTACGAATACCTCGAACCCATGATACGCGATCAATTCATGGATTCTTTCGATATTCAAGACGTGTTTTCGACATCATTTGAAATGCCTTCGCGTATAAAAAACATAAGCACAGCTGTCCTGGGCTTGGAAGAGTCCAGGGCATCTATGAAAAGATCGTTAGAAAAGACGAGAAAGGAAATGCGTTATGCGCAGTATAGTGTGTTATCTGCGGTCATAGCTGGGAACATGGTAGAACACTTACCTTCTTTTACATTATTGTCTGCGTTGAGTGCGTGGTTCGCGTTTACTTCTTATAAAAGTCGATAGAAACCTCTTCTGTTGGTTTCTTTTCTTCGGCAAAGAAAGCTTTGTGGCTTTCCAAAATCTCACGGGATCGAGTCTTTTCACCCTCTGCGATTTCGGAAAGACGCTCACGAATAGACGTAAAATCGTCCATTCGCTGTTTCTTCATCTTTTTTCCGTACTTCTTGAACTTCTTTCGAATCGCGTTTATGTTAGCTTGGGTCGAGGCAATAGAGAGCATGTTAATATAACATTACAAATTAATATTCAATCTTTTCAATTTTTCTTCGAATTCACGCCTTTCACCCGGTGATTCAATCTTTTCACCGGTGGCGATAGCCCTGATTTCGGGTCCAGTTAAATGCATGGCATCCGCGCGGAAATCCTTGAATGCCTCCATCGTGACGGGGACGAGGGGTTTGACCAGTTCGTAAATCGCATTAGCATATTCGCGAATTTCCATTTGGGCGTGTTCATCCATACGTAGATGAAGGTAATGCATGAGATTGTGAAGGTTGATCTTCCAATAGAATTCTGTGTACGTTGATTGTGGAAGGTTACCACGCGCTTGTTCTCTACACGTACCTCTATCAAGAAGGTCTTGGTATAACTCAAAAGATTCACTGAGTTTTTCGGAAACCTTTGACGAGAGTTCTTCCCCTACATCTACGACACCTTCTGAACCTTGATTGTTTACTTTGGATTGCCCGCGTAAAACGTCTGGTTCGTAGTATTGTGTCGGAACGACGGAGTATCTGGCGGAGAGTTCGTTGATGCTGGCCATGCGGTGGCGCATATGCTGTCGAGCGATATAGATGGGCATCTTGATGTGAAACTTGAATTCCACCATTTCGAAGGGTGTTGTGTGCCAGTGTCTAAGGAGATATCGAATAAGTCCGCGGTCTCCTCGTGAGGTTTTAGTCCCATCTCCATACGAGACTCGGGCAGATTGTACGATGGCCGCATCCACATCTTCCCGAGGCATGTGGTCCACGAGGCGAACAAATCCGTGATCCAAGACATCTTTCTGCATGATTAAATATATAACGGGCTAAATCTTTATGCCACCATTTTATTACCTAAGTTGGTGATTGTGAATGTATTTAGTAAGTAATAAAATGGCTACTATTTTCGATACCTTGGTGGAGCGTGTGGAGCTTTCGGCGAAGAAGAAGAGTGTGTGGGATGGTTCACCACTCCAAGACATCCGCAAACTGAGCGCGGATGCAATTGGGTATGAGGGTGAACGACTCCTATTCAACCTCTGCAAAAAGTATGGCATAGACGTTGAATGGGATGGAAACAAGAACATTTCCAAGAAAGGTTCAGATAGAGCGTATGACATGTTAATACGTGGAAGAAAGGTGGAAGTAAAAACGGCTCGAATGGGTGAAAGTTACGCGTTCCAACACGAAACCCTGTCTAACGACAATTCACCAGACTTTTGGGTGTTTGTCGATATCTCGCCACGCGATGCCAATTTCACAGTCATCGATTCGTATGACCTCACGACCAAGCACCCTATACTCGAACGCACCGCACACTCGAGAAAGAAGACGAAAGATGTCTATAAACTTGACACAAGTAAGTGTGTTCTCGATAGAGGTGTCAACTCGGAGATCACGATGAAAATCGCACACGGTCAAGCAGATGATGCGTTTGGTGATTGGATTCGTGAGCGTATCCAACCACTCGATCTCATCCAAGAAGTTGATGAATTATCGACGCTCTTAGATTCAAAGCTGAGTTTGTTGATTTGAAGCTCTCTTTAGACCATTCGATCTGCTTAGCTTTCTTAATTAAACACTCAGCATTATTTTTAAAAAATATTCCATACCCCTTCTTACCCGGTAATTCATCGAACGTATCATACACTTTCATGTTGTTTT